TAAAACGACTCAAGTTTGCACCAGGATGTGCTTTTTGGACTTTAGACATGACTTCTTTAAATCCGTCATCCATCTTCGGTTGACCATATGTTTTACCTGCAACACCTGCGTGCCAATCTTTATCCCAGTCAGGATTGTCTTTCCTCCACTGATCATAATCACTGATACTCATATTAAGTTCTTTTTTCTCTTGAGTATTTTTATTTATTACAGGGTATAAAGGCATGTTAAATCCACTCCAATGCGGTTGATATGATTGGGAATTGCTCGATAAAGATTTGTTTAGAACCATTAGCAATGTCCATGTGTTCTTTTTGCGTTCCATGTGCAGAACGTAGATCAATATAATGAATCCAAGAACGTAAAGATCCCGTCATGTAAAGACGAGTAGGAGTTGCTAGAGGGAGTACGAACCTCGCACACTCTTTAGCAATACCTTGATTGAGCAACTGTTTATAAAGTTGCATACTATTTTCAAAGTGTTTCTTTATTTTAATATCAAACTCTTGTTTTGTAAACTCATCAACATCATCAATACTATTCTGTCTGTTCTTCTCATCCTGACGACGTAATTCAAACATAGGAATTTCTTCAGCGAGCATTGAAGAGTCAGCGTATCGCTGTGAAAATTCTTGATATGTAAATGATCTATGTCGTAAAACTTGAGCAGCAATACCTCTGGTAGTTTCAATCTGAAGTGTCATGGATGCCTGTTCAAAGACGCTCCAATGCCCATGTTTAATACAATACTTAAGAAGACCCTCAACCTTAGGGTTCTCTTGATTCTTAGGGTTTGAGACCCTTGCGATGTAACCAATAGTCTTTTCAGCGTCAGGAGTGACGGAGATCAGAGATACATTATTCATTAGATGATGCAAATAAAATTCTAGAAATTAAGTATAGGGCAACTGCTTTTAGATAACCAATGGTTGCTAAACCAAAAAGACCTGGCATTAACCAGTTCCATAATAGCATAAGAATGAGTGGTTTGACAAATACACCTAACACATTAGATGCTGCCTTGTATGCTTCTTCATCCTTTTGCTTTTTGATTTTTATTTTTTCCTCTCTTGATTTATTGAGGAAAACATTCATCGCGTTTTGCGTTTGGGTTTCTTTTTCTGGGATGGATCGTTCCATAATTTAGGATTAATTCTACCTTCTGATTGTGTAAATTTTACAAAATCTTTTTTATAAAGATCATAATAATAATCAAAAAGATCTACTGCTTTATCTCCAATCGCAATATCATACACAGGTTTACCATCCTGTTTGTACTCAACAAGATATGCAGTGTATGGTAGCGATTTATCTGCTGCATCATTGGGATCGCAATTTGCTTTTAGGACTTTGATGCCCATCAACTGCGACCTCCCCACTCAATCTGTGGAAATGCTTCTGAAACTACTGCTTTAGTAATTCTCTTATACTTTTCATTGAGTCTACCATCCTTACAAAGAACAAGAAGTTCTGCTTCTTCAGAAGATAGACCTTCAAGTAATTGAACAAACAGAGTTTCTCTCTTCAAAGCTTTGATTCTAGGATCACCACCTTTGAAGAACCTATAGAGTCCTCTATACTCTTGTTCTAATCTAGTATGGTCTGTACCAACTGGTGCATCGTTAGGTGTATAAGGCACATCACCTTCGGGGAGTTCTGAAATGATACTCTCATCGAAGTTAATTACCATGAGTTGACGAAGAGCAGGAGTGTTATGCTTCTTAAGCAAATCCACTTTCTCTTTTTTCGTCTTTGCATTAGAGACCTTCCTTAAGATCTCACTAATAAGTAACCTAGGGTTACTATTCATAACTGATTTTGTAGGCATAATTAAATTGAATTCATTTAATCTTCTTCATCATCGTCATCTTCGACGATCATGTCACGAAGGTAAATTAGCTCGTCATGAACAATTTGACCGTTCTCATCTAGCATTTCTGGATGAGATACTGATTTAGCATAGGCAGCGTTTTCGATGTAATCTTCAACGTAACCTTTTGCCAACCAAGAAATAGTTATACCAAGCAAGAATGCTCCGATAGTAACTAGAACCGCTATCGCTATCAACAAATAATCGTATAGCATAGTAGACCTCCGTAGTTAACTTTATTTAGATGTTTTTCTACGACCTGGTCTCTTCCACCATTCGTATTGCCGAGCATCTATCAAAATCTGTGACAAGTACTTTGAGATTTTCCTTGCTTTAGGTTTACCAAGATGCCCATATGCTTCACGAAGTTGTTGATGATAAGAATCAGATCCACCTTTGACGTATGCGTCAAGGTCAGAAATAGTCAACGCTAATTGTTTAGCAGTTGTGCTTTCGATAAATTCTTGTATTTCTACACGTTTAATCTTGCTATGAATCAGATACTGATATGCTTTGAATAGAAACATATTCTTTTCAAACGCTGCATCAATAGCAGAATCAACAAGTGTATAGAATTCTTCCATTAGACAAGGTTATTTTCACGAAGGTATTTTACTGTCTCTGTGCAACCACCTAAGTTAGTTCCACCCAAGACAACTTGAGGGAAAGTAGATCCCTCTCCAAATTGAGTATAGAATGCATTCCTCTCAAAGTCAACCCCCAATTTATATTCTCTGTAATTATAGTTCTTTCCTTCTAGCACCTGTTTAATTTTTGTGCAGTAAGGACAACCCGATCTCGTGTAAATTGTAAAGTTCATAGTTAACTAGAATTAAAAAAGGGACTCATAGAGTCCCTTGTATCATCTTATATAGATGAGTTTAGAAAGTAAACTTAACTCCTGCCTTTGCAGAGAAGTCAATGTCATCATCAGATGTAGTTACACCAGAGATTTCTCCGTAGAACTTATCGTAAGATCCACCAAGGTATCCAATTAACTCAACGTCACCGAACTCGTCAGATGACTCAGTATGAGTTACTGTAGGACCACCAGATACGTACCAACCGATACCACCAGGTGTTTCTCCTTCGTATCCTACAACTGCTTCTAATCCACCAGATGTATATGTTCCATCAGGATATGATCCAGTTGCTTCTAAGTTAACATATGGACCAGCAAAAGCTGCACCAGATACTAGAAGAGGAGCTGCAGCGACTGCAGCGATTGTTGATTTAATCATTTGTTTTTCTTATTTACTTGCTGAGTGATTACCAGCAGATGTGAGAGAACTCGACGTGTTCTCGTTAGGTTGAACTGTAGAGACCTAGCGGGAGTAATTGAGCCATTCGGAAATCTTTGTTCGCGAAGCGTCCTTCGCTTCGAGTATTTATACTAACACTTTCTTTGGGATCTGTCAAGTGTTTTCTTCTTCTAATTTTTTCTTTGCTCTTCTTTTGATTAATTTGGCAAAGAGAACATCTTCTTTAGTCCACAATTTCTTGTTGATCTTGCGTTCCCTGATGATCTTTTTTGCTGCTTTGATTGTTTCTTTTGGATTCATGTCTTGCCTTTGTTTTGTATTCGTCTAGTTCTTTCCTTGCTTCAATTAGCATTTGACGTGTCTTAGCACTATCCTCATAGTATTGATCAATGTCTAAGTTAGGTACGATAACGTCTGATGGATCTACTATTGCATCAAAGTGTGCATCATCATCTCCTAAAATCTCTCTCAATTCTTTAGGTAAATTTTTATTTTTGATTATTGGTAAGTCCATTAAGTTGTAGTATAAGTGTAACCTATTGCCCTTCTAGTATCCCAAAATAAATTTGCACCACTTTGGACGTTAAGGTTTAGAGATGACGCTATTGTAGCACCAGATTGTGATATTGTCCATGCTACACCACCAGGATTATCTGTCCATGTATTACCCGAAGAGGGATTAGTATCAGTTACATTAGTTACTGAGACAACAAGTGTATGTCCACCTGCACTCAGACTAGAGAGAGTGGTAGTTGTGCTAGAAGTGAATGAACTGGATGTTGCTATCTGCGTTCCATCAAGTGTGAATGTAGCAGTGTTATCTGCCTGACATTCAAAATCATAATTACCTGTGGTAGGAATATTTATATTATAAGTTGCTGTCTGAGCAGAGTCTAATAATGGATCTTGATTACTAGGAAATACTGCATAGGTATTCATAAAAGAAGACCACAATGGATGAGGACCTGAAGCGATCCAAGCAATACTTGTTGCAGATGTACAAACTCCACCCTTACACATTTTAATATACCAACCACCAGGATTTCTATCCCACTTATATGCGTTACCAGTTGGAAGACCATTTGAGTCAGTGAATCCACCTGCAGAGTTTGTGCAGTTTACAGTGATTGTTGCTATGCCTACACTAAGAGATGCTGTAGCAGTGTATGGAGTAGTGTTAGAACCATTTTCAAACATCCCACCTGTTGCAGTTATGAGTGCAGACGTAGAGTCTCCTAAAGTTAACGTGCCAGTATCATCACATGCAAATTCAAATCCATAAGTATCCGCTTCAGTAATAGGAACTCTATAAGTTACTACTTGAGGTACTAATGGAAGTGTGCAAGTGGCAGGATTAGTCCATACCCCATACTTGTTTGCTTCTGCATTCCATTGACCATTAATATTTGTTGTAGGAGTTGCTGCTAGAACATCAGTGATAGTAAATCTAGCATTACAATCACTACCATCACCATCTTTTAAACATAATTCAGCATTACTATTTTGAACTATAGGATTATTTGCAGCGTTTAGTCCTGTATATGTTATTGGATATGTGCCTGTTGATAGTTCTAATGAATGACTTTCTGAACCAGATCTACCAACTTGTGTCCATGTAGTAGATCCTATTTGAATATTATCTACTGCAACACCTGCAGTTGTTGTTCTATCATTCCATTCTAATTTTATCTGAACAATACCACTTCCTGTTCCACCAATTACTAGGTTAGCACTTGTAGCATCAAAGGTTGCTGTGATTGTAGAGTTGTTCGGTATGCTTTCATTCTCAGATGTAACTGGAAATGTTACTGGAGAAGATCCTTCTGTTGCTGTTTTAGTAATTATTGTTCCATTAGGTGCATATACTTTTCTTGGTCTGATATTAATGTCAGGTTCAAAAGGTGAACATGCCTCAGGGTTCATCTTAGGCACAAAGAAGTTCTCACCTAATTCTAATCTTTTTATTTCTTCTGTGTAGTCTGTTGGTAATGGTAAAACGTAAGGTTCAGTTGTAAATTCATCTTGACAATCATAATATTCTATACTTCCATCACTTAAAGTTCTTTTCTTACACCTTGTTTCTAGATACCATAAACCATATGCTCGACCATCATCACTACTACCAATATCAACTCCTAGTACTCTATCTAATTCTATGAATAACTCTGGTGGATTACCATATACTACTTCCCTACCATCATCTATCCCTCTTGCAGTATCGTCAAGAGCAGAACGTGAACTATAGTTTAAATCTTGTTCGGTAGGAGGTAGGTCACATATAGGACCAAAACTACCTTCTGGAAAATAGTATGCCATAAAAAAAGAAGGGGTTTTATCCCCTTCTATTTAGATTATGTTAGGACGGGTCCTAACGCGATACCTACTGCCACAAAGAATATGAATTCAAAGATGGATAGATACCCTCCGTATTTTAATAGAAATTGAGTCATTTGTGCTTGTGCTCCTCAGCCTTTTTTTATAGTGCGTTACCACGAGGTAATACTTCCTCAGGG